AGCCAGCCACTGTGGTAGTTGCATTAAGTCCTGCGGTAGCAATATTTTCATTAGCAGTAAATCCTGCTCCTGCAATACTGTCAGCAGTAGTAAGTCCTGCTACACCAAGTGCCACAGTTTGGTCACCTGCAACATTAAGTGCATTAAACCCTGCAATAGCAAGATCAGCACTACCTGCAGCGGCGTCAGCCCACTGTGCACCTAATCCTGTAACCATGTTTTGCTGACCTAACTGAATTGCTTCGTTAGATGCGAAACTGGCCATCTGGATTTCTTTAGCATTGTTTGATGCGTTTTTAGCCACATCTGATTGAATCCACAGTCCACCCAAAGTTGCAACAGGAGTTGCCAAAACTTGTGCCCACTTCAGAGCAGAGTCTTCAATAAAGGCTGGTTGGATTGTTTCGTCCTTGTTCATGGCGATTGCCATAGTTGCCATTGCTTTTGCGGCCGGGTCTCCACCATTAGCAATGGTTGCCAGGGCACGGTAACGTGCTTCTGACTGTTGAGCTTGAGCTTGAGCTGCTTGTTGGACAGCGAGATAGTAATCGGTTCTGGCCCCGGCGCCAGCACACGCACTCATTGTCAAACAAACAAACAAGGCAAGCATAGTCTTGATATAGTTCATGATCATGTCCTCATGTGTTTGTGTTTGTAAACTACTTGTCTATGCACCCCGTTAGAGACGCATACAAAGTAATTCACCAGGCCATGATACCACTGTAGCCAATGTTTACTATACAACTAAAAGATACTTATGTCAAGCACCTTTCGTGTAGTTTTTATCTTGGTAAAACGTTAAAATGTCCGAAAGTTTGCTGTACACATACTGCTTGCCAAAATGCATCTTCTTCTGCACTGTGCAAATCCTGCTGTATTGCTTTGCGTGGATCTGCTGGCATCATATTGAATATTGTTCTACAATCACATACTTGCCAGTATGCCCAATTCATATGATGCTCAAATTGCTTGAATAGGTCTTCCAGTATAACCATGTCAAACTGTGGGCCTTGGCACCACACTTTATCTACACCTACTAAAAACTTATTTAGATCTTTGAAAAACACACTCAAATCAACACGACCTTGCTCTGTGAATGTGCTTTCGCGAATATGCTCTTCCTGTCGGCTCCACCATTCTAGTGTGCTTTCTGATGTTGTTCTGCCTGCTAAAAGTTGTTCGTCTACACTGGGTCGCCATAATGTTTTAGCGAAAGGTTCTTGGCCGCCAAAAGGATCAAACTTTACAGCACCCACACTGAGTACTACACTGCTAGGCTGTGTATCCAGAGTTTCAATGTCAATCATTGCATGAATAGTCATAGTTATATAATACTTGAATTAAATGTGTCTGTCAAGCAGATTCTGCAGTCTGATAGCAAAGGATTTGTGCCCGGAGGTAGTTAGATGAAAACCTTCTGTTCGATCTTCTTTGTATTCTGGATCCATGGTTGTAAGGAATGTTTTTACGTCGAACCAGGGCGGTACGAAGGTGTTCTCATTATGCATGCCACCAAAAATTTCTATGCTTGGTATACCCACATTAAAAACACGTGGTGTAATTTTTTTGATTGTAGAAACGGCATGATCTATGTACATAAACGTCTGCAAATTTACATCTACTTCATTATATACATGAGTATAATATGCTTTAGATAATTCTTCCTGTTCTATTAACCAACTACCTATTTGTTTTATATTGTTAACCAGGAAATCGCTATTATTTTTTCTTGCATATCTTTCACAAATTTTGTTATGATATTTTGTAAGTATAAAACTTCGGTCAGGATTACTCCAGGCTAAAATTACTAAGTCTGTGGGTTCGTAACGAAAGTGTGTGGCTAAATGCCAAATTCCTTTGTTGGAGAAACCTGGTATTGCTAGATTTACTGTTTTCCTTTGTAACAACTCGCCCAGTATAAAAGGCCAACTATCAGGGTGTGGTCTAGGATCGCGTGGATTCTTGTTGGGGTCTAAATCTGCTCCGTATGAAAAACTATCACCAAATACAACAAGACGTGGTTTTGACATGTTTTATAAGGTCAGTGTTTCTTCGTCTGATATTTTTTTCTTAGACTTACTTACAGAGGCTAACTGACCTGCTCCTTTAACACCTTTCTCCCATACCATTTTTTCAAATGGGTTTTGCTCACCTGCCTGTACTCGTGCCCACCACTCGCTTGGTTGACCAATTTTATCCAAGAACCAGGCAATTTTAAATGCACTCTTAACTCTGCCTTGTTGCATGCTTGGGTGTCCGAAATCCTTTGGATCTTCAGGATTGCCTTCCATGTACTTGCGGTTTTGGAAAGTTTCGTCGTCATTATTACCAGTGATGTCAGCCCTGTCATGAATAAACTCAACATCAATACGCTCAAAAATATCCAGCATGTATGCAATGTGGCTAAGCCACGCATCGTTCTGTGCATTTAAACTTAAATGATCCATAAGTTTAAACCAGTCAATAGGAACAATGGGCAATATAGCATAAGGATGCCCTTCATGATTATCTTTAGGACCTAATAATTTAAACTGCCCATTATAACTTTCAATCACATCGTCCCAACCTTCAGTCACCATCAATGCATCATCATTCCAAAAGAATAACCATTCTCCTGTTGCACTTTGAGCTAGGGTGTTTACATAGGTGTGCAAGTTTTCATAGCCCAGAGGCTTAAAAACATTTGCCTTGCACTCTATTTGTAATGAACGCAAATACTCAGCCACATCTGCTTTAATAAAGTCTTGAACTTCTTTATCGTCATCATCAATACCCAATAAAATTTCGACTCGTCTAGGATTACTTGCTTTATCTAGTAAAGATTTTAGACTGTTTAGTAGGACTTCTTTTCTTCCGCGGGTAGGTAATAGTACACTAATGATGGTATCAGGCATCAAGAATTACCTCCAAAGAGTTTTCTAATATTTCCTCTGAATGTGTAATGTCCAACATGGTTAAGTGCTGTACGTGGATCTAAGTAAACTTCACCGCCCATGTTTTGCCAAGTTCTACAGAACATATAGTCCTCGGATAAGTAACGTCTGCTTTCAGGATCAATAATTGTGTCAAATAATGCGTACATGTAGGGTTCAAATTTTTGGTCTACATTGATATCATTAACATATTTCATTTCAGGATGAGCGTCAAACATCTTCTGTATAACTTCCTTCTTGATGCACATAAATCCTGTGCCTGCATCTTTAAGTTTAACAAGATTATCTATAATCTGAACCTGTGGAGTTCTGTTACCTTCTTCATCTTTGAGAAAATCAAAATTTACAACATAGTTAGAACTATGTCCTTCAATAGTATCACCAGTTTCACTAGTATCACGTCTGGATGCTTCAACAATACTGTTCCAGTTAATAGCCTTTTTAGGATAAGCACCCACAACAATTGGTTTGTCGTATGCAACCATTCTTAAAAGGTCTTCAGGATTAAATTCAATATCAGCATCAATAAAGAACAAGTGTGTTGCCGCTTTATTTTCCATAAAGAAACTGACCAGTGTGTTACGCCCACGTGTAACCAAACTCTCATTAGCCAGTGTACTAACTGTAAAAGGAATATCGTATTTGTTACACAAAATAGCAAGACGCATCATACTTCTAAAGTAAGGCTCACCAATCTGACCACCATAACAAGGTGTAGCAATAAAAATGTGTTTTTGTCTAAGTAATCCAACCGGAATTTCGATTTTTGCATCAAGCAATCGATGCATTACATCACTATCTGCCTGCTTGGGTGCAACATTTTTACTGACTAACTTTTGGCTGTTCTGAGCTTTCTTTGGTTGTGTTTGTTTTTTCTTACGCGACATTAGGGTGTCCTATTAATAGTTATGTATGTACTTATAAACATGGAGCGGGAAACCAGGTTCGAACTGGCGACCTTCTGCTTGGCAAGCAGACGCTCTACCAACTGAGCTATTCCCGCACGTCTATATTTAAGCCTATATAAAGTTTTTTTGTTTTAAAAACGGTAGTATTACTTCCTCTGTGAACAACTTATGCTGTAAACTAGAAGGATGTTCACCACCATAACGTTCTATATCTTGAGAGGAAAATTTTCCAAATTCATCTCCCAAATCTTCCCTAGTAGTTTGTCCCAAAAAAGGCAAGTTTGTATGATTATAACACCAATTTAAACAGCCGTCAACAGGCAACCATGAGGTAAAATCTATTAGATCTTTCATCCAATTTATATTTTTGTCATCGTCATCATCAGAGTGGAATACACTGCTAGTATATGTGGTCATGAAATAATCTATTCCTAGATTTTTTAGGAAACTTTGTGTATTTAAAATTAACTCATAAGTTCTAATCTGCAGTGCGGTTACATCTGCATATCTACTAGTATAAAAATTTTCAGCCCAATCTGTACTCCAATGGGAATTAACATATACCCATCCACCAGTAGCACCTGGTATAAAAGTTACAGGATTTTTTTGTCCGCGAGCCGAATCCCAATTATCTATGTCGGGTAGTTCAGTAGCGTCTGAGGTATACCAGTCCATCCTGCCTGGGCCACTCCACATTATACCCACTAAAATTTCTTCTGGTTTATATTCTTGCAGTGCTTTATAAATTGAATACAATGTACGTCTGTATATTAGTCCATTACCCTGACAACCCATACCGCTATGTATACCTTTAAGTTTTAGTTTCCCTTCTAGATATGTTGTCCAATTAGACCCGTTAACGGGACTAGGACCGGGTTCTGAAAAACTACAACCAGAAGTAATTAATAATTTTTTCATTAGAATCTTTTTCCAAATAATGGTGGAGACATACTATTGAATCTGTCATTAAGTAATTGTTTGTCACCTTCTATTTCCATTATAAAGAAAGAGTACTCCTCTGCTTCTTCTATTTTTTGTTCACTTAACTTATATTCTGGCAAAACGGTGTTTATATATTTTGCATAATCTCTGGGTAATGGATGGTAATCCTTCTGTTCACCATAAGTCCAAGGCTGTGTCCAATCATAGTTAAATATAGTTTTGTGTATACTAGGCTTTATGAAATCAAGTGTTTCTCTGTATTCATAAATCACTTCATTTATCGGCGCAGTCTCATACTCGTATAGTTGTTTTAGTTCTACCATAGATAAGAATTCAAAATTACACCCAGTTTTTTCTAAGAATTTTTTAGTTAGATGTATTTGTGCAAAATCTCTAATATAGCACCCCCTAACATCTATAAAGTTTTCCACAAAACCCTCAGGATATTCCTTGCAAAATATAACATGGCCTTTGGTATACCATGAACCGTTTAACCACCGGTCTTCTCTCACACAATTGGTCCACATAATTATAATGGTATCATCCTCAGTAAATTTGTGTCTAACATCTGCTTCTGCAACACTGCATGCTATACCCAAGTTACCAAAACCTGACAGACCCCAATTATAAAACTCATCAAATTGATCTGATATCAAATCTGCCCACGTGGGCCATTCATATTGTGTAAAACTACACCCAAAGGTAAATAACCGTCTCATGTGATCAGCCCTTGAACTATGTCATATATGATTTTGTTTGCCCGGTCATCAGGATGACAGTAGTCAGGAAACATTCTTGAATGAGCCATTGCGTTCTGTACTTGCTCCACTTGGTTAATGTGTAATTCAAGTTCCGCATTAGATACTTTTAAATTTTCTGCATAAACACTTTCGCCGACACCGAAAGGATTGGGCAACTGTTGGCCTGTGATATGTGCTCTAAGATTTTTAACTACATGCAATGGAGATAAGTGCTTACTGAACTCAGGCTCAACTATGGGAGAATAACCTTCCATAACTATTAGATTTTTTATGTCCAAGTTTTGTAATATCTGTTTTATCTGTGCATAAGACATATCAGCAGCTGCATGTAATCTTTCATTCGAGCATTTACTAGCCCTCCATTTACCTATTACTTCGTATGCATCACGTATCATGCTTGTGTGATACCATATGCAGTAGTCATTATGTTCCCAATTACTAAAATTTTTAAAACCTTCATACTGCCGTTCTAATCTTTGAAATGAATATATGTTGGAACCACCGTTTTGTCCCATGTTCAAAACACTATGGCCATCATCTACTAGTAATTCAGAAAGGTGATTACGAGCACGCCAACCTGGTTGAGGTGTAATGTAATTAGGGACTGCCCAACTGTCTCCAATGATTATTATATTCATGATATGTACTTAATGTGGTGGAGCCGACAGGGGTCGAACCTGCGACCTTCTGGATGCAAACCAGACGCTCTCCCAACTGAGCTACGGCCCCATTTTGATATTTATAGGTGAGTATTAAATCTAGATGGAAAAAGTGACTGATTCACCGCAACCACACGCACTATCCGCTAATGGTGCTTTGATTTCTATATACTGTCCTGCGACACCTTTTACTAGATCCACGGTGCTACCAGCAAGATACTGTTTGCTGAGGGTGTCCAACCAAAAAGTCCATCCTGTATACTCTTTGGTATAATCTGCAAGATTGATATCTGATATATCTTCAATCAATTGCCAATCATACATAAACCCTGCACACCCACCACCAGTCAATCTTAATTTCACACCCAATGCTTTTGCTTCTTCTGTTTGTGCAAGGAAGTGAGCTTGAGCATTTTCTGTGATGGTGATCAAATCACTATTAGGATTAAAAGTTTCTACTTGCATATTGGTATTTATGATTTTCAGAAATTGCAGTCAGAAAAAATGCGCCAGGGTATGACGCATTCTTTTTATCTTTCGTTTGGTCTTTTAGAAACAAATTCGTTAAGTTTTTCTGCTTCCTTGATAACATCTTCAGTCGTAGGCATATCCTCAGCCTTGGTTGCTTTAGCCTGAAGAATATCTTTTGCTTCTCTTACCAAATCCAAACGGATTTCGTATGGTGTCTTGTTGGACATTAGTTACTCCTACTAAATAAATTCTTATAGCAATATTTATCTATATGGAGTTTTATAATTAAAGCAGTACTTTGCTACCAGTCAATCTCGTAAGTGTTTGATTCTTTGACATCATTTTCATTACAGAAGTCTTGAATTTCTTCAAGTACACTTCTGAAATCTCCCTCTACTTCTATGTGTGTGCCTTTGGTTAGCACAGGCCCAAACCATTTTTCCTCGGCTGAAATTAATGCTAGTGGGCGTCTGTATCTGGTGTTGAATTCATCATACATGCCAGTTTCACTTGCTAAATGCATGCGTAGGGATTCGAACCCAGTTCGTTTGATAAAAGGTGGCAGGAGGTCTAGTCCAAAAGAATTGTAGTATGCCTTCTTATAATTTACTGAGCTTTTTTGTAATGTATTTTTAGACATATTAAACACCATGTTGTTGTCTTTAATCACATCAATGTTATGTCGTAGTGATGCATACAATATTACTGGAGTTAACATAAACGGATTTTTAATAACAGTTGCTCCTAACTCTTTACCCAGTAAAGAATAAGGACCAGTACTTCTGATATGCATTGTGGAATCAAACACTGCTTTGTGTTGTATGCTTTTTTCTGGTACGTGAGGACAAATTGCTATGCCATCGCACATACCAATAAAAGGAATATCACCACCCAGTAATATTGCACCGTCTGTTGGTGCATGTTTTTGTATGGCATTAAGGTGAACTGATACTTGTGGACTCACACTTTTAAATGTTCTGGAGAAATCTACCAGGTCATTTTCTAGGAAGTCATATATCTCATGCTCAATTACTTCATATGATAGATCTAACTTTTGAGCAAGTTTGATTGCATTATAAACATCCTGACTATTAATAGTTGTGCCTTGCCACGTAAAATCAAATATAATAGCATGTACATTTTCGTGATATTTCTTGGCTACAGCAGCACTAAACTGACTGTCTAAACCGCCACTTAACATCACTGTGATTTTATCATATGCTTCTAATTCTTCTCCGATCATTGCACAAATATCTGTTTCATCTGTGTGATCGCTGAACATCATAGTCTTTCCGGTAGTATAATCTATGCTGACCGTAGTAGGATTTCCGTATTCGAGTATCATTAAATAAACCTTAATTGTTGATTTCCGATAAATACTTATATAAAATATTCACTTAAACTAATTTTTTAGGAATCATAAAATGGCGACATACATTATTAAACTCAATAGAACATCGTTTGTTGACCGCACAGCCGCTGAAGCCGCGGTCACAGATACAGGTGCATCTATTGATGAGCTTATCCAGATACCTTGGACATTTAGAATTACTGCTACTGCTGAACAATTAGCAGCTATTCCTAATGTAGAGTATTCTGAAGATACTAGCACTTCGCTTACAGCAAGTGTACAAAATTATAACATTAATCACTTAACAACACTGGTAGATCCTAGTGGTGTTTCGGCAACATATACACCTAGATTTAGCGCAGCTGGTTCATCGGTTTATCTTGTAGACACTGGGTATGATGTAGATCATCCAGAATTTAGCGGTGCAAACATAGAGGAGCATTGGACAAACTTTAGTGATGATCCTGCTATACCAGATTACGACGATACCGTAGGTCATGGTACTGCGGTAGCAAGTATGATTGTGGGGCAAAACATTGGTGTAGCACCAATGGCGGGACTAAGAATTTTAAAGTTATTTAATGCAAGTTCTAATAGTATTACTGTTGGAGAGATTGCGGCGGCACTAACTTCTATTATTAACCACCATGTGACTGTTGGTAGAGATACTGCTAGAGTAGTATGTTTGCCTTGGGTTATAGAGCAAAATAACTTGATTGACGCTATAATCAGTGACATGATGAGAGAAAACTTAGTTGTGGTGTGTGCAGCTGGTAACGATGGAGTTGAAGTTAACACTAAAACTCCTGCAGGCGTAGACAATGTGATTACAGTTGGTGCTCATGATTCCGATTTTAATGTTGCAGCATTTAACAACTTCCCATATGGTGCAGACAGCGGACCATTTTACACAAACTATGGAGCACAAGTGGATATTTTCGCTCCGGGTGTAAATGTTTCAGTAGCAACAACTGATGGCTCATATGCAAATGCAGACGGTACCAGTATTGCGGCAGGTATTGCAGCAGGCGCGGCGGCTATTTTGGTTGACTCATATCCAGACAACATTGCTGACAGCATTAAAAACATCCTTATTGCAGAAGGTAGCACTGATGGTGCATCACTACTAAACTTTGCTAGTGTGGCTAATGTGGATTACAGTCAGGTTAACCGTTCCATTACAACAGTGGAAAGTTCAACAGCAGCAAGTTTTGCGGTATTACCGTCAGGTGATTTGATTACTATGCAACGTGGTAATGTTGAGAACACAACTATTGGTATTAAAGCAGAAGCAACAAACGTAGAAGTACTAGAGTTTGCTCCTCTACCTCCATTTGCTAACTTAGACCTAACAACAGGTGTTGTTAACATCAATACATCTTCACTAGATGCTAATGCAGCACCAGGTGTTTACTTGTTTGCTGTTAAAGGCGAAATGGCAGGAGAAGTTAGTGTTGAAGAATATGCAATTAAGTTGTACAACACTGATGCAACAGAACTAGATGACGGCGCTAACGTTAGTTCATACTACTATGACGCTGACAACAATGAGTATGATGCGGTTGTTAACTACCAAGTTAGTACTGCAAAGTTCTAAAAGTTATATAAAAATAAAAGAAGGCGCTCAGCGCCTTTTTTTATGACTTGAATTTGTAAGCCAGTGTAAATAGTGTTATGATAGTAGATCCCACCACAAAAAATCAAATATATGATCCCACGTCACCACAAGGTGAATGGTATGCCCACAGATGGGGCAGAAGAGATTATCCAGATGTCGAGTTGGTTAACGACGACCTAACAACACTATATTGTAGGCCCACAGAGCCGTTACATTTAAAATGTATGTATGGAGATCCTGCTGATTGGACGGATTTGGATCGTTTCCTACGTGCTAAAAACTCTTTTATAGTTATAGTGGATTCTTATGGAATGTTTAAAGAGTCTACACTAAGAGTATTAAAGAGGCAAGAGCGTGAAGTGAACATCTATATAGATGGCTGGGAAGATACTATGGGTAAAGTTTTCTTGGGTCAAGATTTTGAAACTGTTAAGTCCTCTATAATGGAACTTAAAGACGTAAAACGCAATGGTAAGCCAGCACTTGTTGTACATTATAATTTATATCAACACAACATAGAAGATGCTAAAAAATTCTGCCAGTTTGCTGAAGATGAAGAAATTGCTATAAGGGTGTTTCCAGGAAAACACTGTAACGGTTATTACCATAGTGTTATAGACGAGAATTCCAATTGGTTATATGATGTGTTTCCTGTACACTTTGAAGGTTTACAAGAACACGAAATGCTAATGGCAGTAACTGAACACCAATCTAAGTTTTACCCTATTCCAGAACCGGATCCAGAGTTATCCAGACTGCCTAAAACTATAGAGGCATACAATACTCTAAGAACTTTTATGAAGCCACCTGAAGGTGTAAGTATTTTAGATGGGGCATTAATAACAAAACTGTTTCCAGACAAGCAATATAAAATACATCTTACCAGAGAAATGCTAGAAGATACTAATAGGTATCTTTGTCCAACAGGACACATTCTGCCTAGCATGGCGTTGGGTGTTTCTTTTATGAATATGTTGTGCACAGACTGGCGTTTTGCTAAGTCAGATGTTGTCAAACCTAATGGACAATTTCTTTCTTATGCTACTGATGATGGTTTAGATGATTACAGAATGCGCCTGTTACACTACGCACAAGAAATTAGTAAAATAGATTTAGATAAAATTAAAATCCAACTTGCACGGTAAGTGACCCAGTTGTAGGAACATGTGCACATGTCGCTGGACTCATTCCCTGAACAGTAATTCCTTTACCCATAGCTCTAACAGTTGTTGATCCTTTAACTACTGTTGCTTTAGCATGCGGTGGTGAGCCATGAGCAGAAATTTTGTCAGTTTCTGTGCTAACTGGTTTAGCGTTTACCAGGACTGTGGGGGCACCGGGACCAAGTATAACACCGGTTAAATATTTGTCTTGTAAAACTCTACATGCTCCTGGCATCTTTTACTCCGGTGGATTGTTGTGACCCATCATGCTGTCATCTTTCTTTTGCATCTCTTCGATCCAAGTAGTTGTTCTACCTGCTTTCTTTTCTTCCCAGTCTTGGATAGCACGTTTGATCGAATCTTCTGCTAACACTGAACAGTGTATTTTGATAGGCGGAAGTTCTAATGCATCAGCAATTTCTTTGTCTTTGATTTGTTTGGCTTCTTCGATGGTTTTGCCTTTGAGCATTTCCACAAACATACTGCTAGAAGCAATAGCACTACCACAACCATATGTTTTAAATTTAACATCAAGGATTGTGTCTGTTTCTGGATCTAGTTTAAGGTCTAATTTCATGACATCTCCACATGCAGGAGCACCAGTCATTCCTGTAGCAACTGTGGGATCTTTAGGGTCAAATCTACCTACGCCGTGTGCCGCAGGATTATTTGTTACGTCCTCAAATCTTTTTACTACTTTTTCTGAATATGCCATTAATTACTCCTCTACTAGTTCAGCGTCTACTGTCTCCTTGGCAAGATTCTCACTTGCAATTACTTCCTGATACTCTTTAGCAATAGTAACAGATGTTTGATGTAAACTCACTACAGTGTTCGAGTTAATGGCAATGCCACTTTGATCACATGTTAGTAAGTAAGGAAGTAGTGTCACTTCATTGTTATTTATCACTACTAGTCTGGGTTCGTTAACAATATATATTTGAGAGTCTAGATCTACGCCCAATAGTGTACCAATGATTTCCTCTCCGGAAATTCCTCTGATTGTTATTACTTTACTTAAAAATTCTGTTGCGTCTATCATAGACTGTCGCCCCAACCTTCAGAGCATTCATTTAATTTTTGTACTAAATCTTCATGTTCTAACTGCTTGAGTCCCTGGTATCCACCTTCAACAAATATCTCTCCTTTATAATAAATCTGTGGTACTGTTCTATGTCCTGCATTTATAATCATTTCTCTTGCATTTGTATCTTCCATGATATTGATTTCTTCATAAGCGATATTTTTTGTGTCTAGAAGTCCTTTTGCCATGGTACAAAAAGGACAATCATTTTTACTGTATACTGTTAACATTATAAACTCATTCCTTTAAATGTGTCCTCAGTTACGTCTTGCTTGGTGCCGCCAATAACATAAGAACTAATTTCTGTTTCTTGTGGTGCAACTTGCACCTCTCCACCAGAGATCCATTTTTGTGTCCACGGTAGTGGATTACTTGCACTTACACTGTATGGTGCTGTTAATCCTACTGCTCTCATACGTTTTGCAGCAATCCATTCCACGTACTCTTTCAATAATTGACTATTAAGTCCTATCATTGATCCATCTTTAAACAAGTATTCAGCCCAATCTTTTTCTTGCTTTACTGCATCCATAAACAACTCTATGCAAAGATCTTCTGTTTCTGTTTTAATCTTAGCAAAGTCTTTATCATCTTGCGGTAAGAATTTCAGCATTTGCTGTGTACTAGCCATATGCACGTTTTCATCTCTGGCTATTAATTTAATTATCTTGGCATTACCTTCCATCTTCTTTAATTCGGCAAATGCCCACGAACAAGCGAACGACACATAAAAGCGAACACCTTCTAATATGTTTACACTCATAAGTGCTAACCATAATGCTTTTTTATGCTCATATGTTCCATACTTTTTATTTTTTGGATTGTTACAATCAATCAGCTCATCATAATATTTTGTAATACTATTACTGCAACTAACAATTTCATTCACGTACATCATTTCATCAAACACTTTGCTTGGATCTGCATATATGTTTCTGATAATATGCGTATAACTTCTACTGTGAATAGTTTCACTAAACGCCCAAGTTTCAATCCAGGTCTCTAATTCGGGTAAACTAACAATAGGCAAGAAAGCGAGGTTAGGTGAGCGACCTTGTACACTGTCTAACAATATTTGTCTCTTTAAATTGCTGGTAAAAATATGTTGTTCATGCTCAGTTAGATCTTTAAAGTCTTTGCTATCACGACTGATGTCTACTTCTTCTGGACGCCAGAAGAAACCTAATTGTTTATCAGTGAGTTTATCAAACTGTCTGTATTTTAATGTATCATATCTTTGTATAGTTACACCACCAGAAGTATCTAAAAACATTTTAGCCTTGGTGTGGTCCTGTTTTTTTGTTGCGTCAAATACTGACATTTGTGTTCTCCATCTGCACTTGCTTTATAAAATTATAATCTGCTTTATAAACTGTTTTTAAGTATGTAATCATATCATCGCTAGTTTTTTCATAGCCTTCTGTATTATATGTTCTAAAATCATGCTCTCGTTTTATATTTATATCGTAACCTAAACTTTTAAAAATTTCTTGTATTGTGTTGTTTTGTTGGCCGGAATATGTATACCAAAATTTATGTAAAAAAGACATTGCCTTTACTGGTTTAAGGAATTCTGCAACTTCGTTCCAACTTTGTAATGCTATTGTAGCACCCTCAATTATGCCGTGGTTTTGTGTTGGTCCTAGCAAACAAAATCCATGTTTTCGTAAAACATTGATTCTACGCATATATTCCTGCCATTCTCTTGTAACTAATCCTGGTATCAAAACCCATTGTGGCGTTCCATGTCCGTCAATACACCATTCTAAATTCCTAAAATTTTCTGATGTTATTACCAACCCTTGCTCAACTGCCCGCGTCATCTGCATTGTGATATTACTTTGAGCACGTTCTAAAGGGTCTCTTAATATAACATGTATAGCCTTTATATAATTAAGTTCTAAACCGTCGCCTGTTAATTTTAATTCCTTCCATTCTTTTCTGTCTGGTAACAAACCGTCAGCCCACCCCCATCCGTTGATGAGAGTCTCCATAGTTGATGTACCATTTTTATAAGGTACTGCAACAACTATGCCTCTGTTTTCATTAACATAAATTGTAGGCTGGCAGGCACCGATATCGCTCGCAGGCTGCAAAAAATACTTTCTCATATTTTACAACTTTCACAATCATCATCTTCGACTATGATTGTGGTGAGCTCTGTTACAGATTCCTCTTTGTGTATATCTATTTCTCCTTGGCCGTCATAAGTGTTATTGTAATAAAGTTGCTTACCACCATACTTGTAAAACATAATCAAGTGTTGTAGTAAAACACTCATTGGCACTTTCTCGTCCTCAAAGTGCTCCGGATTGTAACTGGTGTTTACACTGATACCTTGGTCAATATACTTTTGCAATACAGCACAAATTTTCAAGTAGCCTTCTGGTGACTTTTGATCCCATAACAAATCATACTTGTTTTTAAGTTTAGCATACTGCGGCACAACCTGCTTTAACACACCATGTTTGCTTTGCTTGATGCTCACATAACTGCGTGGTGGTTCAATACCGTTTGTGCTGTTTGAAATTTGTGCAGAAGTTTCTGCAGGCATCAATGCCATCAATGTGCTGTTACGAATACCTGTTTCTGCTAACTGCTTACGTAATCCTTTCCAATCCATACGCTCTTGGTGTTTAACAAGTTCGTCAACGTCCTTTTTGTATGTTTGATTAGGCGTAATACCTTGCCCATATTTTGTTTCTGGAGTACCAGGGCAAGCACCTTTTTCTGCTGCTAGGTCAGCACTGGCTTTGATCAAATAATAACTCCATGCTTCTGCCCACTCGTCGACAAGTTCCAAGTTAGGATCCTGATAGTTTGTATCATTTTTAGCCAACCAAAATGCAAAATTGATAATACCAATGCCTAATGGTCTGCGTTTCATTGTGGCAAGCTCTGCGGCTAGTACTGGATATTTCTGGTAGTCTAGTAGTGCGTCTAAGCCTCGAACAGCAAGCTCGCAGGGCTTCTGGAAGTCTGATGGGCTTTTAATGTTACCCCAATTAATAGCACTTAATGTACACAATGCTATCTCACCGTTTTCATCACTTGTGCTGTTAAGCGGTGTAGTTGGTAAATCTATTTCGCAACACAAATTACTCATACGCACAGGTGCAACACTCTCATCAAAACTGCTATGCGTATTAGCATGGTCGACATTCATTAAATATACACGGCCTGTATCTTTACGCTCTTGTACAAACGAACTAAACAAATCTACTGCTTTAATAGTTTTTTTGCGTAGGCGTGTGTTACGTTCTGCAGTTTCGTATAACTCTTTAAACTTGTCTTGGTCTGCGTAGAATGCGTCATATAATCCCGGCACATCATGCGGAGAAAACAGTGTGATGTCGCCGCCACTGAGCAGTCTCTCATACATCAGTTTGTTAAACTGCACACCGTAATCCATATGACGTACACGATTTTCTTCTGTGCCTTTGTTGTTCTTTAGTACCAGCATGTCTTCAATTTCATAGTGCCAAATTGGATAGTATAATGTGGCGGCACCGCCTCTTACACCACCTTGGCTACAACTTTTAACTGCTGATTGGAATAATTTATAGAAGGGAATAACTCCTGTGTGAGTTGCGTCTCCGCTCCTAATAGGGGAACCAATTGCTCTAATACTACCTGCACCAATGCCAATACCTGCTTTTTGACTTACATACTTAACAATACTGCTAGTAGTAGCATTAATACTGTCGAGACTGTCATTAGTTTCAATAAGAACACAACTGCTAAACTGTCGTTGTGGAGTTCGTACACCAGCCATAACAGGAGTAGGAAGACTGATACGATGTAAACTAATTGCATCATAATAATCTTTAATCCATTGTAGTCTTGTTTCTGCAGGATAATCTGCAAACAATGTGGCGGCAATTAACATATATGCAACTTGTGGTGTTTCAAAAATTTCACCAGTTGCTCTATTCTGCACAAGATACTTGCCACGGAATTGTTCCATTGCAGCATAAGTTAAATTGTTATCGCGACTATGGACAATGTAGTCGCTGAGTTCATCTATTTCAGCCTTTGTAAATTTCTCTAAAATTTCTGGATCGTAAAAACCTCGATCAATGTTTACCTGAATAATATCACAAAGGCAAGGGGGCTCAAATTGCCCATATACCTGCTTACGTAAATGGTAGTTAATTAATCTTCCAGCAACGAACTGATAATTAGGTGTTTCTTCAGATATAAGATCTGCCGCACTTTTAATTAGTGTTTCTTGGATATCGCTAGATGTAATACCACTATAGAATTGTATGTGGCTTTTGATTTCTACTTCTGATGCACTAACACCTGTGATATCTTCACAGGCATAAAATACAACCTTGTGTAACTTATCGAGTTCTAGTTCTTCCTTGCGACCATCTCTTTTTGTGATCAAAATTTGTTTCGACATTTTATTTCCTGTGTTCATGTGTATTCCCGACAAGTTATTATACTACATACTACTTATCCGGTCAATCAAAAAGTTTATCTATTGTTATAATGTGAGAGGCATAGCAGACAGAGTTTTTTCGCATGTAGGATACAGGTACAACTCTGTCACGATAAAAATTATAGCAGTCGTCACCATCAACTATAACTAAGCCTTCTACTCCGTTGACATGGTTACTTATCGCGTCAAATTGTATAGTCTCAGTATTAATGATCTTTTTATGGTAGAGTGTAGCCGCTAAGACTAACGATACACCGCTCTGACAAAAGTATCCCTCTGATACAATATCAAATACATTTGGCCAACTTTTTGGTGTATAGAAATCAATATATCTGGGAAGTAACTTAATCTGAGAGAAACTTTCCAGAAGGGTTTCTAGTTCTGCAGAATTGTTGTCTTGTCTTAGTTTTCGCCAGACTGCCAGACGATCAGAAGAGCCCTGTGTGCTAGTAAACATGTTTAATTATTCTGTACTTGACCAGCGTCTAATAACATATTTCAACTTTAAGTTATTACCAAGTGAATGCACAATTTGACTGCTCAACGGATTAGTAGGGTCGGACAGTTGATTTTCCATACTTACTACAACTCTGTTTCCTGAAACAGCAGCAGTAAACTTTGGTTCAACTACAGCAGAAGTACTTCCAGTTTCCCAGTGACTACTAAATCTGTCATTAAAAATCACAGCATTGGCAGTATCTGTGAAGTCTGGTCTTCCCTGAATCGTCATTGTGCCCATACGCATATATTTGTTGGCACTTCCTAAAGGAGTTTCACTGATAGTGTATTCTATAACATAACTATCATAAACTGATACATCAACACCTATTATTTCATCACTTGCTACATCACTTTGTAAAATAGTTGTACCTTCTGTGCTGGTAAAGGACACAATTTTTTCACCAGTACTTGCTGTATCACGTGTCTGAATTTCTAAATTGTTCTTTAAGTTAATAAGGCCACGTGTGCCTTCGAAGCTGTCAGAAGCTCTGTCGTAAGCGGATTCTGCATAGGCACTATTTGTTACATAATTATAATTTGCCGCCTCTCCGCGATCACCAAAAATAATTTCACCAAAAGTGTCGTCGATTGTTAAATTATAGGTTGATAAATTATTAATCGCACTTGCATTAGAATTATATGCTGTGCCACCCAGCAGTACATTAGTAAACAAATTAACATCACGGTGCACAACCATATCGTTTAACCACTGCTCTAATTTTGCTCTAACACTGGAATTACGATCATATACACCAGCATTTAAGCCCAGTGTGCTTAATGTTGATCTGGAATCTTCAGTCAGTCTAAACGGAATACCACCCACTGCAACACTAGCATAGGCTGGTTTTTGTGTAATGTATACTGCATTCTTGGTTCCATCATCTTGCTCCAGATAGTCCATTAATGGAAATATTTGTACATCATTGTTGCCATCTTGTGCTGGTATATTAACTAATGATTTGTTTACTGTGGATACAACTTCTTTTAATGTGCTTACACCTGATAGATCTATTGCTAGAACTGGAGTAAATTTTATATTA